ATACCAACCGAAGACTTATCTAAAGCTTTGGTGGAGTAGTTTTAGCCCCCCGCCGACACACTCACTCCTTTTTGGCGGGGGGAATTTTATTAGGAAAAAGTATGGAAAATATGAAACCATGGGATATCATTAAACTACTAGAAAATACTCCTGGTAGAAATGATAAGATAGAAATTTTAAAATCACAAAGCAAAAATCATGAATTTAAGCGAGGTCTTATTGCATGTTATGACCCGTATATAACTTATGGTATTAAACAAATACCAATAAAAGAAAAAGAAGTTCCATTAGCTCCAGCTGTAGCTCATGCTCTGATTAGAGGGTCAAGATTTTCAACAGGAAATGAAGAAATGTATGAACAAGTATCTATGGCAATTCCAAGATATGTGAGCTATAACGATTTTGAAGTATTAGCCTTAAAACAATTAAGAAGTAGAAGAATTACTGGTAATGATGCTAAAGACTTATGTGAATATGTGATGGGTAATACTAAAACTCCAGACGAATGGAACTACTGGTATCGTAGAATTTTATTGAAAGATTTAAAATGTGGAATTACTGCAAAAACTATTAATAAAAGCTATGGTGGAAATTTAATAAAAACATTCGGTGTTCAATTAGCAAGTGATTCTAAAGATAAAGAACATTTAATGGGTGAATCCATTATTGAAAATAAATACGACGGTGTAAGATGTATAGCAATTATTAATAATAATAAAGTAACTTATTATACACGTAATGGAAAGGAAATTAATCCTAAAATAATTCCAAATGAAGTTCATAATATTTTAAATGTACCTGAACTACAAGGGCTTGTTTTTGATGGTGAATTAATGAGTTCAAGCTTTGCTGAGTTAATGCATTTCTTGCATAAAAAATATGAAATAAAAATGAAAGAAGACCTTTATTATGCAATATTTGATGTTATACCTTATGATGAATTTGTTAAGGGCGAGAGTACAAAAACACTTATTGAAAGAAAAGAGCAATTAAATGAATTGAGTAGAACATTACCAGACTTTTTCTGGGCTGAACAAATACAATGTGTAGAATATAATGAAGTAGATTTAAGAAGAAAAAATAGAGATGGAGTAACAACAGGCGAATCATCTAAATTATTATCTTATTATCTAGATGAAGCTGTACGATATGAATTTGAAGGAATCATTGTAAAAGATAGAAATTCATTATGGCGAGCTGGTAGAAGTAACTCATGGTTAAAAGTTAAACCATTTGTTGAAAAAACACTAGCAATTATTGATATTGAAGAAGGCACTGGAAAAAATAAAGGACGCTTAGGAAATTTAGTTTGTGAAGGAGTAGATACAGGCCAATTAATTAAGACTAATGTAGGCTCAGGATTTACCGACGAAGATAGACAAATAATTTGGGATAATCGAGATAAATATATAGGATATCTTGTTGAAATTAGAGGTGACTCAGTTACTGAAATGATTGATGGAAAGCATAGTATAAGATTTCCTAGGTTTAAAGGTTGGAGAGGTTTAAAACCAGGTGAAAAGATATAACTTATAAATAGTTTAATAGAGGAGCATATATGGATTACCAAAATAACTATTTAAAAAGTAATGATTATACATTTATATCTAAAGATGTAAAAGGTAGATATCAAGGAGTCGTAGTAAGTCATATTGATGAATACGCCATACCTAAATTAGTATACGGTGTCTTATATGTACAAGACCACTATACTTTAGGCGTTGATTTTTACCCAGGCGAAAGTTTAGAAACAGTAGAATCTCATAGAGATTCATGGTTAAAAGGAGTTTCAGATGAACCCATGCCAGGAAAATTGAATGCAAGAGGAGAGTTAGTACCAAATTATGGTGGAGAAACAATAACTCATACAACTAAATACGGTCCAACATAAAAATAACACTGTACATTTAGACTCAATCCTGGTATAATAGATTTATATTTTAGGAGTATATTATGGCAAAAGCAAAACGTAGAGGGCCATCCCTCGAAGATAAGTATCTTGGCAGTGAACCAAATTATCATGGTCAAGAGTTAAAAGGTGAAGAACTAAGTAAAGCATTTTCACAGTCATCTCGTTATTTTAACTATTACAATAACGCAAAATCAAACGCACCAGTTATTCTAATCTATGCCGAAAAGGTATTAGGATTTTCTAAGAAAGATATTCAAGCTTTAAAGAAAGTAGAAAACTGGAGACTAAATCAAGGCACGGGTAATAATATACGATGCATTAATGCAGGTATTCCACTCGATGATATGCCAACTTCCACAGATGAAACTATTCCACAAAGAATTGAAAAGCATTTAAGAGAATGCTTAAAGATTGGTAAGTCTATCGTGACAGAACAAAAATCAACTGCACCTGCGGTTGTAATTACACCTCGCCAAAGAATGGAAAAGAAAGTACTCGATACCATTTGGGGTGACTTTGATGAAATGGTAGTTGATAAATGGATGGACGGTGAATATGATAAGATTAAATTCCCAGCATATTCATTATTACAGGTGCATAAAATTAAAGGTGCGGGTGTAAACATATTCGCAGATAGAATTCAATTTGAGCTAGACTTGGTGTCTGATGCCTATAATAAAACATGTGACCAGGCTGTAGAAGCTTATTCACATGTCTCTAAAGGTAATAAAAAGAAAATGATGACACTCCTAGAAAAAATCCTAGAGGACGTAGCAAGAGCAAAATTAAATGCCAAATCAGCTAGAGTTCCTAGGGCCAAAAAGAGAAAGGCATCAGACGAACAAGTCGTTAAGCTCCAATATAAACTAGAAGATGTTGATGCAAAACTAACATCAATCAATCCAGTTATGATTCCTGGTAAGGAAAGGTTGTTTACCTATAACACTAAAACAAGAAAGCTGACAGAGTATTACTCTACAACTACAGCAGGGTTTGAAGTAAAAGGTACATCAATTAAAAACTTTGACGATAAGCTATCTAAAACCACAAAGCTTAGAAAACCAGAAGATGTGTTACCCAATGTACTCACCCTCGCACCGACTAAAATTCAGAAACAGGTGTGGGATATATTAACCACAAAAATTACTGTACCAAATGGCAGGATTAACGCTGATACAATCCTGCTAAGGGTACTATAGGATTATGATTGAAGAAAAGATAATGACTAAAAAACGATTCTCTACAGCTGTAGAAGAATTGGTTTCGCAAAGAAAAGATATGGATTACCTTGATGCAATGGTTTACATTGTGAATCAAAGAGGATTGGATATGAGAAACGTACCAAAACTTCTTACTGATTCATTAAAAGAAAAACTAGAAGCTCAAGTTACTCAAAAGAATTTAATTAAACAAAAGAAAAAGAATAGTTTACCAGTATGAATGACCCATTTGAGTCATATAAGTTATACAATGCTTTAAAGTTACATTTCGAATCTAATTATGATGCAGTGAAATATAACTTTAAATCAAATGTAACTACCAATTCGTTTTTAAAGCGTAAGGATAAATATTTCTTTGCTAAGTTAGCGAAAAAATATAATGGTAATTTAATGGATTTTTATGTATCACAATTTGTTAATAATGGCAAATATGTAGGTGATATGTTAGATTCAGAAGCAGAACAGAATTATAGAAACTACAAAAAAGTTCAAGAAAGTATTCATCGAACCTTTGAAGTTGATATAAATAAATTAAGTGATTATGATTTAGAACAACTTCTAATTTCAGAAGATGGGCAACATCCTCTAATCATAAAGTTATGGATGCAAGAAGAAATACTATTGGAAACAGTAGTTATTCTTAATTCCATATTGGGGTTTATTCCTCGAGAGTCTAAGAAGATTAAGGACACTATTATTTGGCCTGACCAGAAAAGACTCATTGAGAAGTTTACTCCATTCGTAAAGTTCGATGCAAATAAAATCAAACTTATTTGCAAAAAGGCCTTTACAAAACCATGAAAGTATGGTATAATATAAATCTATATAATGTATAAAGTGGATAATTCAGAAATACAACGCAATACGGAGAAATACTATGTCGTTTGAAAATCTAAAGAGCACACGAGGCTCATCTATCGATAAACTCGTAAAAGCTGCAGAGGCAGTATCCACGCCAAAAACTGAAAGTTCTTCTTACGAAGATGACAGATTTTGGAAACCTACCAGAGATAAAGCTGGCAATGGATTCGCAGTCGTAAGATTCTTACCTGCCAAAGAAGGTGAAGACCTTCCTTGGGTAAGATATTGGGACCACGGGTTCAAGGGGCCTACAGGTCTATGGTATATAGAAAACTCTTTAACCTCTATTGGTCAACAAGACCCAGTATCAGAAATGAACACTGTGCTGTGGAATTCTGGCAGGGACGAGGATAAAGCAACTGCAAGGGACAGAAAGCGTAGACTACATTATGTATCAAATGTGCTAATCGTTTCTGACCCAGCGAACCCTGAAAATGAAGGTAAGGTAAAACTATATAAGTTTGGTAAGAAAATCTTCGATAAAATTATGGATGTTATGCAACCACAATTTGCCGATGAAGAACCAGTGAACCCTTACGATTTTTGGGAAGGTGCTGACTTTAAGATTAAAATCAGAAAAGTCGAAGGTTGGGTAAACTATGATAAGTCAGAGTTTGCTGCACCTAAAGCACTGTATGAAGGCGAAGAGGCAAGACTTGAGGAAGTGTATAACCAATTATACTCCTTACAAGACTTTCTAAATCCAGAGAACTACAAAACATACGATGAGCTAAAAGCTAAATTGAATAGAGTTCTTGGAGTCGACGCCGGTGTGTCAATGGATGCCCCAATGGAATCAGCTCCAGTAGTTGAACAACCAATGGCGACAGCCGCTTCAGAGCCCATGGCTGATACAGCGACTGATGATGGTGATGACGAAGATACACTAAGTTACTTTGCTAAATTAGCGAAGGAGTAGTGGAATAAGTAGATGACCCTGTTAAGGTGATACGAACATTCTGCCAGGCTGGATAGGTATACATATTACGGCCGAAATCTGGGGAGGGAAACCTCCCCTTTTTTTATCTAGAGAATGATAGTTGTAGGCCGGAAGTTCTTAAAGGTCTTCCTGATATGATATTTGATGTGACAGTAGATGCGTTATTAACATTACTGCTTTGTTGATTTGAAACTACAACTGGATTTGCAGCAGCAGGAGTTGCTAATGCATTTTCTGTTGAGGTATTGATTAGGTCAGTACCAGTAGCGTCAGGCTGTGTAGCTTCTTCTTGTCGCATAGCCTCTTGTTCTTTTTCAATCCTTTGTTGTTCCGCCTTAGCTTGTAATTCTACTTTCTTTCTAGCTGCATTATCTGTTCGTAATAATTCCATATCACGAGCTTTATATACCCAATCAGGTACATCAACACCTAAGAATTCAAGTAATCTTGCTCCAAGACCAGCAATCTTTTTAGCTATTTTAATGAATACATTTCCTAAATGAGCAAAACCATCTTGGATAAATGATAACCCATACATTATAACATCGAATACTGATGTGAATCCCATAGCATCTCTAACTTTTGTGAGTGCAAATGCTATAGCTGCAAATAGTGCTCCAATGGCTAGGATTGGAATAAGTATAGGAGCCATAGCAACTAGTAATCCACCAATAGATGCCATCATTCCAGATAAAGCTGCAATCATTCCGGGAATGAAAGTTGCTGTCATGAATACTCTAAAGCCAGTGAATAGTTTTCGTAATGTGGCAATAGGATTCATTAATGCACTACCTACTGATGCCATCATTGACATTAAGTTTTTAGTCATATCGACTACGAATGTAACTATCATTGATGACTTAAAGGCTAGGAATAAATTCTTTAATGTTGTAATAGGATTCATTAAAGCTTTACCAACTGAAGCCATCATGGACTTTAAGTTTTCCGTCATTTGTACTAGGAATTTACCTATCATAGTTGTTTGGAATGCAGTAAATAAATTCGTTAATGTTTTGATTGGATTCATTAACGCACCGCCAACTGATTTCATCATTGATTTTAGATTTGACATCATGTTCTTTACAAACTCTGATTTCATAAAGACACCAAATGTAGTAAATGCAGTTTTTAATTTTTGGAATACACCTAATAATTTAGGTAATGCTAGGATAATACCTACACCTAAAATAGTTCCAAATTCTGCAAAGTTTTCTTCAATTGTTGCTTTCGCTGACTCAAAATCTCCATTAATAAAATCATCTATAACTGAAACAATAGCCGATACAGTATCAATAGCTTTTCTTACAATCTTACCAAATGTTTCTGGTGAAAAGAATAGAGTAGCCAGACCTGCAATACCTGCTAGGAAACCAGCTGTTTGGCCGACATTACTTGTAAAGTTTGAAACGCCATCACCAATTCTTGTTAATAGTGAATTGGCTTCTTCTTGTTTTTTAAGAGCTTCTCTTTTATCTTCTTCAGATTGAATTGTTTTTTCTGTAGCTTCAACTTGCTTACGAGCCATTTCAATTCGTTGTTGGTCACCGCTTGCTATAGCAGACTCTAGCGAAGCACTGGACCTTTCATAATCTTCTCTTAATTGTTGGATAAGAGGGTCACCTGCAGCAGTGGTCATCTCAAGCTTACGTAAGCTTTTTGATGTTGCACCATCATTTTTGGTTTGTAAATCGATTGTATCAGTTTGGTCTTTAATCTTATCAGCGATTTCTTCTAATCGACTGACCTGAGCTTTATTAGCTTCAAACTGGCCTTTTCTATCTTTTTCAAAGGCTTTTACTAAATCGTTTACTGAACCAGAGGCTATCTTCTTATCGTCTGCCATTTATCTATTCCTTATTATTAAAGTGATTATCTATCCAACACTTTCCATAATATAATAAACCTAACCAAATGGTAATTACAATACCATCAAAATAGCTTAGGTTATTTAATTCTGCTAAACCTTCCATTACTTCTTACCCATTGCTTGTGCACCAAAGAATGCAGCAACAATACCAGCAACAGCAATAAAATATACTCCTGCCATATCCCCTAGGATATCAGCGGCTTTTTCATATCCGACTACATTAGAACCAATTACTAAAACTGGGTATAGTAACATTCCATATAATGAATACCAAGCCATTTGTCGCTGTGCATCTCTCATCGCATCAGCATCTTCAAGCTCTTTACGTTTAAATTCGAGATACATATCTTGTTCTCTTTTGCTCACCTTTCCGTCTCCGTTGGTGTCTGCGGGATGATACCCAGCGTTTTTTACTTCTTCTGTCATCGTTTCATTTTCCTCTCAGCTTCAGCATTACGTTCATTTTCTTCTTTAATGAACTGCTGTAATAGCGTTACATATATTTCCCTTTCCCAGGGCATCATATTCTCTAATTCTGTTAAACTATATCCGTGATGTTGCATCATCGCGAAATTAGTTTTATAATGGTTTACAAGTGTATCATGGGAAAGGCCTAAGTAAAAAAATTCTGTAGGCCTCTCAATTCAACACTGTTCTCATGTCCACACTTTTTACAATTCCATTCCAGAGTATGTTTAAGTGTTGGCATTGATGAGAACCACGCAGATACTTTAGCAAACTGCGTTGAGTTTAAACCATCAACAAATTCAACCAACTGTTCTGATGTTTCATTTTCTGCTGGATATACATTATCAGCATCAAAGATACAATCAAGAGAATTAAGAATCATTAACATAGTTTTGTCTAACTGTTCTTCAGGTGTTAGCGCTTCTACGTCAGCAACATCTAATTTCTCAATATCATCAACAGATGGATATTTAAATTTCATACCGACATCGTCGGTTATCATAACAATTTTATCGTCATCAGTTGGAACATCAATTTTAATTTGTTCCAAAGGTACATTATGTGCAGCTGTTTCATCACATGATTCAGCTCTACATTGTAAAGAAATCTTAGCAGTTTCACCTACAGCTTTTGACCTTAATTGTAAAAACAAATATTCTAAATCAAAAGCAGCTAGGTTATTAGCGTCCAATTTATCAAATGTACACGCTGTTAACACATCCTTTAATGTTCTCATAATCATTTTATTATCTTTAGATTCTAAAGCGACCATGAGGACCTTTTCTTCTTTTACAAGGAAAGGCCTAAATTCAATTTCTTCTCCAGTACTAGGTACAACCGTAGTATATCGAGAAGCATTCACTACTGGCAAAGCCATAATTTTCTCCTATTATATTATCCAAGTAGGTCTGCAACAGAACCAAGCACAGAAGCTGTGGAACTTAACGGACCTTCTACAACATATTTATCATATGAAAAAGTAACCGATAGCTTAGCATATTCACCACCTTCTTGAGATAGTTCAATTTGGTCTACAACTGTCGGAAAAGCTTTTTCTAATTTAACGCCATATATTGGCTTATTATTACTATCCAATTGCTGAATAATTACATCAGTTGAATAGTCGTTTTTATAACCCACAGTAAAAGTATCTACATCGAGTACACCTGACTGCCAACCATCAAACATTGTTTTCATATAGTAATCGTTAGTGAGGATAAAGCTCATTGAAACTTCACCATCAATTACTGTA